GCTTGACGACCTGCACCAGGCAGTCACCGGGGACATGGACACGGGGCGGGGTGACGAACCGGACCCGCAACCTGGCTAGGGTGCTGGACTCGTCCAGCCTGCAGCAGTACTTGCCGGGTGCGAGGTCGGCGGGGATCTCGCCGGGGTTGGCCACGGCCACGCTCATGACTGCGCCCTCACTTCTGCCCAGATCGCGGCTGCGGCTCCGGGGTCGGTGACCGGGTTCACGGCTGTGAGATGCGTGTGCCCGGTCACCTTGAGGTCGTGGGCCATCCCGCTCTGGCAGGTGGCTAGGTAACCCGACCAGCCCTTCCGGGGGCCGTCCGGGATGACGCGGTACACGAAGCAGCGGGTTCCGCAGTAGTTGCAGTAGGCACCAGCCATCGGTCAGCCCTCATCTTCCGCGTCGCCGCTTGCCCACTGCGGGTCGTTCTCAGTACCTGCGCAGTGCTCACACACCCGGAACCCGGCCCGCCACTCGCTGGCCGCCATGCCGTCGCCGCACTCGCCGAGCACGTAGGTCCCGAGTGGGTGACCTTCGATCACGTCGCCGGGCTTGAGGCCGGTCATGTCTGGCCATGCCATCGCATTGTTCCTTCCGTTCGTGGTTGAGTGTGGTACCTAGGCCAGTCAGTAACGCGAAGTCCCGTCCGGCCAGTGATCTTCCAGCAGTTCCGTGTCATGCTCGTCACAGTTCCCGAACGAGGCACCCGGCCTGGATGGTGCGCCGCAGTGCACAACCCTGGGACCGTTGCCATACTCGATCACCCACCCGCAGCGGCCACGGCGGAACAGTGCGGCCTCCTCGGCGGTGAACCGGCCCGGATCGACGTCCGGGGTGACGATCGTGTCATGTGGGTACGGGTAGTTGTAGCTCACCGGTCAGCCCCGGTCCAGTGGGGCAACCGCGAGATATTCCTCGCTGGCAGGTTCGCCGCCCGTGTCGAACGCGGCCCGGTCGTCGCCCTGGCTGACCAGGAGCATCCTGTCGTCCACGAGTAGTTCCACGGGGGCCATCTTTTCGCCGGGCGTGGCCCATGCGGCGGCTGCCCGCAACTGCTCTGCGCTGCATGAAAGGTCGAACAGCATCTTCTTTGTTCCTTCCCGTAGTAGCTGGTTGTGGTACCTGCTCAGTCTTGCGGGTCCTGCAGCCCGGTCAGGAACTTCCGGGCCAGTTCAATGTCATCGTCGGTGAGCCCAGTACGCTCGTCCACCTGCACTACCAGGTGCGGCTGGTCACCTGCCAGCGAGGCGGTCACCTCGGCCGCGTCCGGCTCATCGTCGAACCACACGAACGGGCGCCCCGCGGTCCACGGCACGAACCCGTGTGCTTTGTGGATCCGCGGCCCGCTGAACTTCACCCACCCGGGCATCGTTGCCGCAGGCAGGCGGGGCAGGCCGATCTCCGGGCCGACCCATGTGTTGGCCTCATCTTCCCAGGTGCTGCCCCACGCGAGTTCCGCGCCTGTGTCCGCGGCGAGTTTCAGCAGCGCCGGGCCGTGAGCCGGGTTGAGGTACAGCGTGAGCCGCAAGCCCTGGACTTCAACGCGCCGCTTGACCCATCCGGGGTGACACCGGCAGTACGGCGGCTTGCACCGCAGCATGGGGTTGAGAACCCCGTCTACGTCGATGAGGATCAGCGGTTGCATCGGGAGCGTTCAGCCTTCCTGCTCGGCGATGGTGATCTCGGCCCAGTACAGGTAGCGGGGCGGAACCCCGTTGATCTTCGAGCAGGTGTGCGCCTCGTAGGGCGCGATCTCCATCGCGGGGTCGAGCCCGAAGAAGTTCCCGGCCTGGTCCAGTGCGTTCTGCTCCATCTCGCGGGCACTGTCGCCCTCGACTCTGACGGTGATCTGACGTGCGGCCACTGCGGTGTTCCTTCCGCTTGATTGGTGCTTCCACTGTAACACTCTTCCGGGGTACCACACAGCTAAACGCGCTGGTCAGAGCAAGAATCTTCCCCGAAAACCGGCGTCTCATCCTGCACAGCTACCCCCCTAGAACCCCCCGAAGATCCCGAACCCATAGCCATGGAACCCGCCGGTGCCGGGCATGTGGAACGTCCCGCCCCTAGCCATGCGCGCACCCCGGAATCCCCACCGTGCAGCATGCCCCACAGCATGCGCCGCGCCCCGTGCCTCACCAGCGACCGCCGCCGCACCGTAAGCGGGGTTATGCGGGTAGATCTGGCTGCTGCCGCCACCGTCCCATCCTGGGGCCTGAGCGGGGTGCCTGGTAGCGAGGCTCACGCAGAACACGACGCCGGCGAGCAGTGCTGCGGCACCGAGAGTTCTGACGGTCAGGCCACCCCACCGGCCGTGCCTGTGGCAGTCCACGCCGCACACTGGCTTGTGTGGCAGGGGGGCACGCGGCGCGGGGGGCTGGGCAGGTGCCCGCCTGGTGCCGTACACGCCCATGTAGTCCCAGAACGGGTCGCTCATCGCTGCATCCCTTCCATCTGTGACCAGAACGAGGGTGCGGGCACCGCAGCGTCCGCTTGAGCGTCCGCGCGGTCGTCCGCGAGACTCTTGAGCATGTCCTCAACGGTGATCAGGTCTCCGGCGTCCGCGATGAGTTCCTCGGCCGCCTCGTCCATCGCTTCGGGCCACATGCCGCCCGCGACACGGGCAACGGCCCGCAACTGGCGGAAGATCTGCGCCGTGCGCCCGCCGTCGCCCTCGGTGATCTGCTGGCCGCGGGCTTCCCGGTCGAGTTCCTTCACGGCCTGGAGCAGTGGTGTCTCCAGTGCACCCATGATCGCGGCGAGAGCCTTGCCGATCACCTCGCCCTCAGCGTCGGCCTCATCGTCGGGCTGCGGCATGTATTGCGCCGGCCGCTCCATGCGGATGATGACCGAGCGGGCGAGCAGATCCGTGAGCTTGTCCCGCTGCACGGTGATCAGCTGATCCTTCCCCGCGATGACCGCAGGCCCGTACACGGGCTTGACGCTCACGGTTGACTTCCCGGTGACCCATGAGCCTTTCTTGCTGTAGGAGCCGAGCAGTACGGCCTGCAGATCTTTCGCCGCCGACCCGGTCGTCCCAAAGACAAGCTGCGCATCATCGGGCAAAGCGACATCGTTCAGCTCATTCAGGATTCCCGCCATCCCCGCCGGCGTGACCTTCACCAGCCGGCCCACCCGTGACAGCAGCAGCACGGCGATCAGGTCCATGAGCGTCGACTTACCCGAGCCGTTCTGCGACGAGGTGAGCAGCAGTCGCGCGGTCGCCCGCCAGATGAGTTTCTTATCGGCGCCTCGCGCTGCGGCATGCGCGATCCACAGCACCACGGCGACTACGGCGGCACGCGACGGAAACTGAATGTACTTGCAGAGGTACAGGCCCATCTCCTCTAGTACCTGCCGCAGCAGTTCCGCCGCGTCTGGCCTAGCCCGCCGCGCGGGTGCCCGCACCGCTGACGGCTCGAGCGCATCCGTGTCGCGCGTGGCGATCTGCGCCCGGCCTGCGTCGGCCCGTTCCCGCCGCAACGCTGCCCGGTCACGGTAGTGCTGGCTGCCTTCCCAGGCCTGGCCAGCTTCCGCGGCTGGTGCCGGTGTGCCGGTCTCGGTGTCCATAGTGTCCCCTTCTATGTCCTGGCGCTGTACCCGTGCCATGGCTGCCCGCTGCTGCCGCCATTTGGCGAACCCCGTCCGGGGATGCAGGTCCCACCAGTTCCCCAGCTCCTCCGAAGCGCGCTCGCGGGCCCAGTCTTCCGCGCCGATCCACAGCCGTAGCGTTTCCTTGATGCCCTCGGCCTCACCGAGGCGTGAGAGCAGGAACGAGCAGGCGGCTTCCGCTGCGGCGTGCTCAGGTTCTACGCAGTCCGCCCACCATTCGCGCTTGAGCGCGTCATACCGGGCCCGCGCGTCCCTCGCTGCCGCGTCGGCACGTTCCTGCCGTAGCGCTTCCCGGTCGCGGCGTTCACCTTCCGCGATCACAGCCGTGATCACGTCTTCATCGGCGCCGGCGCACAGTGCGGCTAGCTGCTCATCGGTGTACCCGGTCAGATCCATGGTGGTGGTCACTGGGATTCCCCGCACTCGGACGCCTCGAACAGTGCCGCGTCATCCGGGGTGGCCGGCTCGCTGGCGCTGCCGCCGAACAGGTCACCCTGACCGGGCATCTGCTGGGCCTCTGACCGGCCGAACAGTCCCGGCTGCGGCTCACGCCTGCCTAGCTGGGTCCGGTCGAAGTGCCCGGGCCGGAACTCGCTCCAGTCCGCCATGGTGTCCCCCTAGTTCTGCTGTGTTCCGGTCAGGACTCGCGGATGCGCGCCTTGATGCCCTCGACCAGGTACGGCTCAAGCTCGTTGCAGACCGCGTAAGCGGTGTGCTCGTACTCGACGGTCACCACGTCGGCGACCTCGGCTCGCTCCCCGATGCTGGTGTCGACCAGGTAGACATTCCACATTGTGGTACCTCCGGTGTGCTAGTTGACGCTCGCTGTATTCACGCGCCGTACGGCCTGCTGCAGGTCCCGTGCTGCCTCGCATGCGATGACCAGTGCCCCGTGTGCTGCCTGCCCGGCTGCATAGTCGTGGCCGCCCGGTGCGTCCAGCCATGCGCCGGTCAGTGTGTCTGCGGCTTGTGCTGTACGCGCTGCGTGTTCCCGCAACTGCTGTATGTGATCAGCGTAGCTCATGTGTGGTACCCCCGCCCCGTGAAACGCCGTGTTGTGTGGTACCTAGAGCGACTAGGCTTAGTCAGTCGCGGGTTAGCTCAGTGCGCATCGGGCGGCCGGGCCCGATGACACTCGACAGGCAGTGCCCCGGAATGTGCGGCACGGTTCCGCTGATCCCATACCCGTAGCCCTGGATCCACGCTGGCCATAGGTCACGGTCGGCGGGCAGTTCCCGCTGCGCCGCGAACCTGATCGCAGGCGTGTTGAGTGTGGCGAGCGCGTCAGCCTCGCCCGCGTCCCGGCCTGCGAGCCATGCCCGCCGCTGCGGTGTGTCCGGCATGACTAGCGCTCATCCTCGTGCAGCCGGATGATCCGGGCGCCGTCCTGCCGCCAGATCCGCCCGTCAGCGTCCCCGCCGCGTGACTCGTCCTCGGGCGAGACGTCGACCCGGGTGACCTTCCGTCCCTCCGTGTCGTGCAGCCCTACGCGGATGTTCACGATGCATCCGTCCGTCTCGATGTGCAGCGTATTGTCCCGCTCATCGCCGGCGTAAAACTCGATGCGCTTCATGTGTGGTGTTCCTTCCCTTGCTGCTCGGTTGTGTGGTACCCGGTAAGTCCATGACCCGCGGCCCGTCTGGGGAGCAGGCGAGCCGGGATCAAGGCCCGGCCGGGTCAGGTCGTGGGCTTGCAGGCTGGGCACGGCTCATCGAACACGTGATGCGGGCCGGCCGGGGCGGGTGTGACCTGGTATCCGCTGCGCTCCCAGTCCGCCGCGGATTCCGCGACACGCAGGGCGCGCTGCTCCTTGGTGAGCGTCATCAGGTGGGCCGTGCCGATGTGCACGACCCCGTGCGGCTTGCTGGTCACGGCGTGATCTCCCACTGGCCGATGATGTTGCCGTTGCCGTCCAGCACGTTGCCGTTCCGGAAGCCGTCGCGGGCGCGTGCGCTGACCCGCTCAAGGTATTCCGGGATGGCCAGATCGGTGCCCATCTCTTCGGCTTCGGCGTTGTCCAGGCTGAGCGTAAGCGTGAACTTCATGGTTCCGGTCTCCCGTGGTTGTGGTGTGGCCGTGCCGGTCAGGTGGTGGTGGGCTTGCGCAGGTACACGAGCCGGCCAGCGCGGGACAGTTCCGCGTCGTGCGGCTGGTCGCGGTACTCGCGGTTCGTGATGCCGTAGTTGACAGCGGCGTCGGACTGCGTCTCGATCACGCTGCCGTCATCGAAGACAACGGTGTAACGCGGGTTGCCGTTCACGCTGTTGTTGAGGCGGTTCGTGCTGACGACCTTCACGCCTCGCAGGATGTTAGCCATCGGTTCCCGGTTCCTTCCGGTGCTGGGTTGTGGTCTGGTCTGGTGCAGGTCAGGCTGCGGTGCGCTTGATCACGATCGGCGCCGGATGCGGCGTGCCGGGCGGGTCCTCCTGTGACCCGTCATCGTGGATCCGGCCGCACCGCTGGAAGACGACCGCGATGCTCCGGCACGTGAGTGGGCCCATGTCCGGCCCGGGCCGGACGCCGCGCATCTCCCAGCAGCCGCACCCTAGGCGGGTGACCTGCTCCGCGATAATGTCGGCGGTCACCCGCCGGTTGTCGGTTGTGTCGCACGGAACCCGCACGATCCCGCCGGGCTCAACTGGGTTGTCTTGGCTGGTCACGTTTCCGCGTTCCTTCCGGTTGGCTTATGTAATGCAGTCTAACACGCTGACCAGCGGTTGCATAGTGAAACACGCCGCAAGATGCATTACACTTGGGGGCATGGTCACACCCAACAGAAACCACAGAGTCAGCGACACGGTCTATAACGCTGCCGCATCCCAGGCCGGCCACGATGACATCACGGTCACAGACGTCATCGTGGCCTGTCTCGCCGCGTACGGCGGTACCGACGCACGCCCCGCGGGTGTCCAGCTCGCCGCAGCGATAACCCGTGCCCTGGGCATACAGCGGCGCCAGCACGCGAAGTGATGCACGGAAGGAGAACCGTTGCCCGATCTCATCCCGCTCACCGGCTTGGACGCTGGGCGCACAAACATCCCCGCCGGGGGGATCCGTCTCGCGGACCATCCCGCTGGGAGGATCATCGCGAGTATCACCGTCCACCATCCCGCCACGGGCACAGCCGAGCCTCCCAGTGAGGCCGACTATCTCCACTGGGAAACCGGGCCGGATGGGTCCGTGACATGCACCGATGGTTACGAGGCGATCGTCTATGACGGCTACCTGACCGCGTTCCGGATGGTGCCCGGTCACCCGTCCCCGGCCTGCTGAGCTTGACGGTCTTTCTTCCACCATGCGGCCAGCACCGCAAAGGGTGTTCCGGTGAAGTACCGGGCCGCATCCCCGATGGTGACCGGTTCGCCGTCGTGAGCGTCACGCCACGCAACGAAATCCCCGTACGTGTCCGGGTGGCTAGTCATCGTGGTCAGAGCATCTCAAGCCGGGTAAGGCCGGTGGCCTTCTCGTAGCCGGCGCGCTGCCCGTCTTCTACACGCACCCGTCCTACGGCGGGAAGGCCATCTTGCGGCGGGTGAATGTGCGGGCCCGTGTTACCAGACCCGCACGCGGACCCGTCACAGACCACCTCAAAGCAGCTCAGCGGGAACTGATCCGGATTCATCGCTGGTCATCCTTCCTTTGCCTGCGTGTATGCGTCCCGGTACGCCTGGAGGAGTGCGAGGCGCCGCGGGTGGTTGCCTTCCGTGGTCGGCCCGGTCTCGCCTAGCGCGGTCATCAACTGTGCCTTCCCGCCGGCGTCCAGGTCACCGAACCGCGTGGTACCCGGCCGGCAATCCCGGCCGTCCTGCCAGCCGAGCACACCGGCCTGCTTGAGTGATACCGCATAGCCGATGTCGTGCACTTCCCGGCACGTACCACACTGGCCGCGTGCGTTACCGGGTACCCCGCCGGGCAGCATCACCGTGAGATGCGCCAGCCCATCCGGTGCCTGCCAGATAATCTCGGTCACGGCTGGTCAGTCCTCGTCCGGGAACATGCACCCGTTGTAGGTCAGCTCTGACTCTTCATCGGCCCACGGGATGCCGACCGTGCTGTCTCCGTCCTCGATGGATGCCTCGAAGTCTGTGACCGAGGCGAAGTCCCCGGCGTGCCCGTCCAGCCACACCTGTACTGACTCGCGGGTGATCTGCCCGTCATCCCCGCGGGCGTTCTCAATGTCGTACCCGGTCAGGTTGTACCGGGTAGCGCCCGTGGTGGACGGCATCCATATCTGGCCGATCACGTTGACGTACGATTCCCGCACCGTGTAACGCATGGCGTGTGTTCCTTCCGTAGTTCCCGCCTGTGTGGTACCTGTGGCTGGTCAGTATGCCGTCACGTGCTGACTGTCCGGCCGGCTGGCCAGCAGCGCAGCGAACGCCTGCTCACCGTGGCGGCGTTCCGTTTCCCGTATCCGCGCGATGTCGCGGCGGGTGAGCGTACGTGCCCGCCCAGACACCCGCCTAGCCCGCTTGACTGTCTCCCGTGGGAGCGGATCAGCCTGTGTTCTCATTGCCGTGTTCCCCCTGTTTGTGATCTTGCCCTGAGCCGTCAGACCGGTTCTGACACGCTGAACGTTGTGTACTCCCGCACCCAGTACGACTCGGGGGACGTGTAGAGCGCGGCTTGCACCGCGGCCTGGAGCCGCCCGGTCATGTCGTCAGCAACCCCGCCGGCGGGCTGGTATTCGGCTGCGTACGCGGCGCGCTGCCCGGGCGTGACCTTGACCGTTACTGTCACGGCCATGAAGTCCGGCTGACTCTCGTCCATGTGTGGTGCCTCCGTTGCCCTGTGGTTGCCTGAGCCGTTCCCCACCCTGCCCCCCTGTAGCAGCGAGGGCAGGATGGCCAGCGGTCAGAGCCAGAGGTCCGACCAGCCGGTCACTGGCCCGCGTGGCTGGTTACCGTTGGCCCGGTAGGCGTCCAGGAGGTAGGTACCGAGCATGTCTGCGGCGAACCGGTCTCCCGTGCCCATGGTGGAGTACGCGTCGCTGAACAGTTCCCGCCAGAGGATGTGAGGGTGGTCGAACGCCCCGGTAGAGACGAACGAGTATCCAGCGGATGCCTGCCCGCGGTGCCACTGGGATGCGATGACCTGCGCGCACGCGTCGCTGATCTCCCGGTCTTCGGCCCGTGCGGCCCGGCACTCTGCCCTGACCTTCTGGTCGTCACTCATGTGTGGTACCTCCCCGGTAGATTCCCTGCTCTGTGTGGTACCTACGCTAGCCCAACCACACACAGCGCGCTACCCGAACACACCATTGACCTTGAGACTTTGCCAAACCTTGCCTAACACCCAACCATGCAAACCTACGGCAAGTTACCAAACCGTTACATTCGATAGGCGTCGAACCATATAAGCAGACAGGAGCCACAACCATAGGTTGTGACCCCTGCTCAGCCCTACCGCGCATGCATACGGCTCTGAGACCGATTCTGAGCGTTCCGGCATCCTGTGACCCGTGGCCTAGCGTCCTACCGCGCCTACGGCCAGCAGGAGCCCAGCCAGGATGGCTAGCGAGCCCAGCACGGACCTGGTAACCGCCCGGCCCTCCCCGATGGGCAGGAGTTTGCGGCGTGGCTTGCGGTGCTGGGCAATCGGGTTGTGCGTGAACATGGTTCCCCCGTGGTCGTGTAGGTAATTCGCTGACCTGCGGAAAGTCAGGTTCGCTCACCGGCGGGTAAGCGCTACCCGGCGACCTTCCCGGTACGCCGCCACGTGTCGAACGCGTCCTTGACGTTGGGCATGGAGCCAACCCCGGAGTTCCCGTCGTTGTATGCCTGCTGCCGTGCGGCGTAGGCGTCCGCGAAGTCGGTTGCCTGCTGCGTGTCCTTCGGCAGGTCTCCGGCGTCCTGCCGTCCCCACACGTAGCCTGCGGCCAGTGCGTGAGCCTCGGTGTACTGCATGATCGTGTTCCTTCCGTGGTTGTGCGGTACCCGTCCGTGCGGGCTGTGAGCTGGCCGCCGTGATGGGGGCGGCCGGCAGTACAGCCAGCGCGGCCTAGTCGTTGCCGCAGTCGTGCGCGACGATCACAGCCGGCCCGCTCCCGTCGGTGCCGCCGATCACGGTCAGCACCAGGGCGGCGACATCGGCCTGCAGCGTGTCATTGGGCAGCATGCGCGGCCCCTGCTCCAGCCGGGCAGCGTCGTGTGCGAGCGTCCGCAGCTGCCGGTATGACGGGATGCCTGCGGCGTTCCACCGTGCGAACGCCTCACACGTGCGCGTGTAGCCGCGGGTCGGGTAGTGCCCGGTGCTGGCCTGAGCCGTGGCCGTGTAGGCCAGCGTTCCCCCCGTGGCCAGCGTGACAGCGGCGACAGCACCAGCGGCAATGCGGTTGATTCTCAAGTGTTCCCCCATGATCGGTTCGGTTGCCCGTATGGACAGAGGCGCCTCCGTCCGTGGTGGCACGGTTGCGCCCCAGCCCATACGGGGTCAGCGCTGGTGCCGCGGGTTGTCTTCCGCGTGATACACGCACTCGGTCTCTTCCCCGCGTGCCACACCCGGGCCGCAGTGGCAGGCAGACTCGCAGGCTGGGCAGTCGAACAGCCGGCCCGCCTCGTGTGGGTAGTTCACGTGGCGCACAACCTTGCCGCCGATGCTGCCAGCAATGAGGCTGGCACGCTCGCGCGGGAATCCGCTTACCCCGTCGGCATCGCTGAACAGTGACCCGTCAGGCCAGATCACTTCGTGGGCAGCGTTCTCGCTCATGGCCGTGTTCCCTCCGTAGTGGTGTGTGGTACCCGGCTGGTCAGGATGCCTGCAGGCGACGGCGGACAGCGATACCCGTAGGGCTGGCCGCTACCGTGGCGGACTGGCTTAGCCAGCCCTGCGCCGCTAGCTCCTGCACCCGTGCACGGTGCTCACGGGAGCCGCAGAACCAGATCTCCTCGCTGGAGCCGCGCCGGTAGCAGACTTCGGTACCCGGCTGGCCGCATTCACAGGTAGGCATGGTCGTGATCCCTCCATAGCGTGGTACCCGGTCACCAGTCGAACGCGGTGCACACCGGACCACAGTTGCTTGCCGTGCAGTCGTGAGCCTTGATCTGGCAGGCGTAGCACACGGGCACCATGCAGCCTGCATCATCGGGCTGGCCGCACTTGGTGCACCGCTTACGGCTAGCGCCTGCCCACTGCACCGGTGCGGCACCGGCTAGCAACTCGTCGCACCGTGGGCAGCCGGGAGTCTTGCGACCGAACACCGGGCCGCCGCACGTGTGCTGTGTGGTGGTGCTCTTGGCCCATGCCATGACTCAGACCCACCGGATGTCGAGGCCAACGCTGGCCAGCGTGGCAGCGGCAGCGGTGATGCTGCCAGCCCGCACCGTCACAACGTCCCAGACAGCGCCGTCCACCGTGATCAGCTCGAAGACGAACATTGCTCAGATCTCCTCGTCCGTGTAGCCGTACACACCGTGTACCTCTGCGATGTGCCAGTCCCGGCCGTCTGTGGTGGTGAACCGGCCGTTCGTACCGGGCACCGTGGCCATGATGAGGTGCTCGCACATGCGACCGCACCCAACGATGGCACCCACTGCGAAGGTGCGGGCACCACCAGCACCGATGCCCCGGCTTCCCGTGTTCGTCATGCCACTGACTGTAACACTCAACCGGCCAGTTGTAAAGCTAGGGAATGCAGATTCCCGAACACTAGCCCGTGGCCAACGTGCACAGAGGAACGTGCGCGCGTGCGTGGGAAGGGGAGAGAGACCAGGGGCGGGAGGGTTGCGCGGGGCCTGCCCGCGGCGTGCCGCACCCGTGTCCGATTCCACCCACCCAGCCACTTTCCGTCCCGCTTGAGCCCGATTTGTTCCCAAAGGGCACCCTGTCGTCTTGTGAGTCAGGTGAACGCCTCGCGCATTGGCTGGTGTGGTACCTCGTGGTGAGGATCTTGGTTCGGGGACCACGTTGCTCGTGTTTTTCACCGGGTTTTTGGGCTTCGCGTGTAAGCCCGGGGTCTGTGGTTGTGGTACCTGCACTGGTAGGATGTGATCATGGCTACGGTGCGTCCGGGGGCGCGGACGAGTGTGTATCTGGCGGCTCCTTTGAAGGAGAAGGTGTCGTCGGCGATGGCGGCTGGGTTTAATTTGTCGCAGATTGTGGATGTGGGTGCGAGTGTGCTGCTGGAGGGCCGGGTTCCGGAGGGTGCGAGGGTGTCTGGTGGGCCGTCTGCTCGTGTGGTGCGGGAGCGTGTGCGGTTGCGTGGTGAGGGTTTGAGGGTGGTGGCTCCGGAGGCTCGCCTTCCGGTGGACCGGAATGGGGGGACTCCGCTGGCGGTGTTTCAGCCTCCTCCGGATGCGTACCGTCCGCCGCTTGAGGTTGTGGATGACGACGATGAGTGAGGACGCGGTGTTGCTGCGTACCGTTGGGAGGCGCGTGCGGGGGGCACGGCTGGCCGCTGGGTTGTCTCAGGCGCAACTGGCGCAGCGGATTGGGATGACGCGTTCGTCGGTGTCAAACCTTGAGGCCGGGCGGCAGGATATGAACATCACCCGGATAGCCGGGATTCTGTCTGCGCTTGGTCTTGATCTGAGTGCGCTTGTTCAGCCGGATGACTTGCCGGTGCTACGCCCGCTTCCGCTTCCTCCTCATGAGGTGGTGATCCGGTCTGTGCTGGAGGTGTCGTGCTCGACGTGCGGGGGGACGGTCTTGGATGTGACGGAGTCGCGGGAGAAAGCGCGGGGGGCGAAGGCAGCCCATATTGGGGAGATGCTTATGCCCAGTCCCGTGGGTCCCTGAATTTCAAGTGGTCGTAGATGAGCCAGTCTTCTCTTTGAGTTCCGGGTGTGTACCAGAGGACGAGGATCCGCCAGCCGTGCAGGCGGTCGCGGGTTTGGGGGCGAGGATTTCGCAGTGCTGCCATGTGCCGTCGGTCATGAGGACCTGGCGGATGGCGTGGTCAACTTTCTGGTAGGTGCCGGGGATGGCGGTGGAAGGTGGGGCGCGTTTCAGGTCTGGCCGTGGATCCGGTTCGCGGGCCCTTAGGGGTGGCCGCCCGGCTGCTTCCACGCAGGTGCCCAGTGTCCCGTGGCTTCGCACAACTTCCGTTCACTAGACCCTTTCGGCACGTGCGCTGGCACGACGCCATGTTTCAGGGTCACGCTCCAGCCGCATTCTGGGCACGAGCCTAGGGTCTCGCCCCAGCCGCAGTTCACTGCGGGCGTGATGGGTCGATCCATGCGTTCATTCTCCCACGCCAAGCCTCCCGGGGGTGGTCCATGACCAAGACCGCGCTGGCGGCTCCTGATCCGGGGGACCGGCCCCGTGACCCGTATGCCGGGGGTGTGAAGATCACGAAACTGCCGTCGCAGACGTCTGCGGTGGTGCAGTTGTGCCTGCGGGCCGCGCAGTTGCGGGCGGAGCACCGGACGTTCGCTCAGATCGCTGTCGAGCTGGAGTTGGGGTCCCCGGCGGATGCGCAGCGTGCGGTGCGTCAGGGCCTGGCGCTGACCCCGGCGGATGATGTGCGTGAGGTGCGGCGGCTGGAGGACATGCGGCTCGCGGAGATCGCGGTGGAGATGCGTGAGATCCTTCTGAACCCGCCGCCGCTCGCGCAATTGGGGAATGTGGTGAGGGGCGGCGATGGCCTGCCGGTGCCGGATGAGCAGGCCCGGTCGAAGGCGGCAGAGGTCCTGCTGAAGGTGTCTGCGGAAATGCGGAAACTTCACGGTGCCGATGCGCCGAAGAAGACGCTCGCGATCACGCACGAGATGGTCGCGGAGCGGATCGTCGAACTGAAACGGGAACTCGGCATCGGTGATGATGGCCTGCCGGGGTTCGCTCTGCCACCCGGGCTGGACGGGGACGGGTCAGATGGATGACCCGAACGTGATGCCGGGGGCGGGCCTGGCGGTTACCACACGCCGGGAAGGCGCCTCGAGCGCGTGACGGAGAGCGGCGAGAAGGTTTTCGTCATTGGCGAGGTCCCCCAGCGACATGTCCATCAAGGGGATTTTCGTTTCCACCACGTCGTCCATACCCCTCATCCTACCTGCATTGATGCCCTGGACGTGGGAGGATGACTGTATGCATCTACCCGGGAACCCACAGCAGTCAGGTGCAGGGGACGCGCCGCTGGGGGTTGCGCCGTGACTTGTGACTTCCCCCGGGCGTGGGAGATCGCCAGCGCCACCCCGGTCGCGGGACACGACCTCTGCTGCTCCTACCGGGTGACCATCGGGGCCATGCTGTGCGACTGCCCGGTGCTGACCGGCCACCCCGAATACGCCGACGAGGTACTCCACGGCCGCGGTGGGGCGGTACGTACCGTTGGGTGAGCGCGACGGCGACACGATCTGGGTGATCTCCACCCGCGGCCCGGACGACAAGCCGGTCTGCGAGATCAACTGGGGCAAGAAGCGTTACTACGCACCCGTCGCAGACGTGCGGCAGACCGCCCTCGACCTGGTGACGTGTGCTGCGTACGCCGAGATGATGATGAAACTCGCCGGGCTCGGCCTCCCCGCCCGGCACGTCTCCGCGTTCACATCGGATCTTCTGTCAGACGCTGGCCGTACCATGTTCGGCACCCCCCGCACGATTACTCTCCTGCCCGCCGGGTCCACCAAACGCAAGCAGGCCCTCGTGCTCCTGAACCGCGGGTCATCGGAGGGTGCCCTGTCCCCGGACGAGGCGCGGGGCATGGCCCTGCAGTGGCTTGAGGCGGCCGAGGCCACCGAATCCGACCAGCTGGTTACGGAGGCGCTGCGCGCTACCCGGATCGCCAGCGCTACGGACATCGTCCAGCTGTTCGGCTACCTCCAGAAACTACGGGAACGGAAGCAATAACCCTTCCGCCTCAGAGATACCACGTGGGGGTGAACGTTGCCCCCACGCCCGCAGTACGACGACGCGCCGACACTCGCGCTCAAGGAACTCCTCGACCTGATCGAGCTGCAGAAACTCGGGCAGCGGGCGAAGGCGCCAGAGCGGACGGCAGCGCAGTACATCGACGATCCGCTCGGGTTCGTGGACAACTGCGTGAAGTTCCCCGAGCCGCGGCGGCGCGGGAAGGCGACAAAATCGACCGGTCTGGCGACGTACCAGCGGGACATCATGGCCAGCGTCCCAGAGAAACACCGTGTCGCTGTCCGCGGTCCAAGAGGATTGGGCAAGTCGGCGGTCGCGTCCCTGACCTTGTTGTGGTTCGCGCTGACCCGGGACGCGGCCGGGGTGGACTGGAAGTGTGTCACCACCGCTGGGTCCTGGTCGCAGCTTCTGTCCTATTTGTGGCCCGAGATCAAGAAATGGTCTTATTGCCTGAATTGGGAGACGGTCGGCCGGGGCCCGTTCAGCGAGCGCAACGAACTGATGAAGGCCGGCCTGTCGCTGCGGCACGGGCTGGCGACCGCAGGCTCCCCGGATCAGCCGCAGAAACTTGAGGGCGCACACGCGGACAGCGTGCTGTACATCTTCGACGAGTCGAAAATCATCGCCGCCGACACGTTCGACGCCGCTGAGGGCGCATTCTCCGGCGCGGGTGAGGATACGGGCCTTGAGGCGTTCGCCCTAGCCATCAGTACACCAGGTGAGCCGGCAGGCAGGTTCTACGACATCCACCGGCACGCCGAGGGGCTCGAAGACTGGCACACGCGCCACGTCACATTGGCCGAAGCGGTCGCCGCCGGGCGGATGACATACGACTGGGCCAGCAAGCGGAAACGTCTCTGGGGGGAAACCAGCGCCCTTTACCAGAACCATGTCCTTGGCGAGTTCTGCTCCGAGGACGAGGACGCGATCATCCCGCTCGCGTGGGTGGAGGCGGCACAAGAACGGTGGCGGGACTGGGACCGCACTGGGCGCCCGGATCAGGATGGGCAGCACACCATCGGGGTGGACGTAGCACGCAGCGGCCAGGACAAGAGCGTCGCTGCGGTCCGGCAGGGGGACGTCATCACTCACCTGGTGACGTGGGCGAAGGAAGACACCATGGAGACTGTCGGCCGGGTAAAGGGCCTGCTCGACGCAGACCCGCTGGCCACCGCGATCGTTGACGTGATCGGCATCGGAGCCGGGGTGTACGACCGGCTCCGGGAGATGGGCACGAAGGTGGACCCGTTCAACGCGGCGAAGAAAACCACCAGAAAGGATGTTACTAGACAATTCGGTTTTATGAACCTCAGATCTGCGGCCTGGTGGAATTTGCGTGAGCTACTTGACCCTTCCCGGCCGGGTGGCTCCAAGGTGGCGCTGCCTCCCGACGATGAACTCGTAGGCGACCTCACCGCGCTGCACAAGAAGTACATGTCCGAGGGCAAGATCCTCGCCGAGGCCAAGGACGACGTAAAAAAGCGAATCGGCCGGTCAACGGACAAAGGTGACGCTGTAATTCAAAGTTACTTTACCGTCGTCGGCTCATTCCACGACATTTACGGCACACAGATGTGCCCCGACGAGAAGTGCGGTCGCGGGTTCGCGCAGAACGAGAACGGCAAACCCCGTACCCGCTGCCCTTACTGCAACGCACCACTCGAGACCGAGGAAGACGAGGCTGCCTGATGTCCATGCCCAGTGACCCGGACGACGCCCGGAACATGTTCCAGCGCCTCACCGAAGGCCTTCCCCCTGGCATGCGGCAGGCGATGGAGGGTTACGCCAGCCAGTTCGCACGGGAGCAGGAAATCGGCCAGATCGACATGGGCATGCAGGTGACCGCACTGCACTCGTACTTCGTCATGCTCACTACCCCGGCCGGCCCTGAGCGGTTCACGGAGAGCCAGGCGCTCTACTACCTTGCCAAGCTGACCCCGGGCTTGTGACCGCCAACCCTGACGAGGCGTGCCCGCACGAGAACTTCGATGCGGATGTCACGATCGAGCGGGTCCTCGCCAGCGAAGGCGACGCGATGCCGGCGTGCTTCATGGCGGAGATCACTGCGGCGTGCGCCGATTGCGGTGAGCCTTTCCGGTGGACCGGCCTGCAGGCGGGCATGTCGCCCCGTAAACCGATGTGCTCGCCGGATGAGACCAAGATGCGTGCACCACTGCGACCCGCATCCGCTGACCCGGACTTCGGGATGAGCCTCCCCGGGTTCGCGGTGACGTGGCGGGAGGGGCGGTGAGCCACGGGAAGAAGCACAAGAAGCGGAAACGCGGCAAGATCCGCACAGTGTGCCCCCGGTGCCTCACGCCGCAGGACGGCTCGTCAGCGGCCCTGCTCACCGGCCTCGCCGCCGCGCTGAACGCATGTGAGGTTGCGGGCTTGCGGGTGAAACCGTGGCACGGTGCCCTCAGAACGCCGGGAGGTTACGTGCTCCAGCTGGAGGATGCCCAGTGGGCCGCGCGGACCCTGTCCTACGACCCGCTGACCGTCTCCGGCTTCACCGGCGACTCCGACGACGACTGACATCATTGGTCAGTGCCGGGGCGTCAAAGTCACCCTGGGCCACCAGTTTCGCGTTCCTCCGGTGGCCCGCCGGGAACCAAGGTGCGGATGGCCGCTGGTTTCGTTCCTTCCGGGCGGTCACCCTCCTGCGCCCCGGCACCTACAACGAAGGAGGGCTGCTTGCCCGTCGCTGCCGTGGACGTGAAGGACCGGGAGATCACCCGGCTCAAGCGGCGCCTCCGCGAGGTCCAGGCGCTCCTGCGGGACGCTAAAGTGATGCTCGCAGCCCCCCCGGCTGCTGCCGCGGCCGATTCAGACGTAGAGCCGCCATTGAGTGCTGCGGAGATCCGCCACCTCCACGACCAGTTCGCCCCGCCCACCGGGAGCGCCTGCACCATCTGCGGGGCGGTCCACCCCGGACCCTGCCAAACTTGCGGTGGTTTGCATGCCCGGGCGTGCCCGCGGATCCGCAGCGTCGAGTACCAGCCGCAGGGAGATAACATCCTCATCCGCAAGGTCGAGTACTGGCCGGACGGCCGCTGGTCCACCGACGGCATCTACTTCCCCGAGTCATTGCCGCCGCTGCCGGACGAGGGCTAGGGCGCTGCACCTTCCTGGTGCACCTCAACGCCGCCCGCATCGGGGTTCCCCTCAAACGCCACCATGACCCGCGGCTCCCTCCGTCCTGCGCCGGCCATGCCCGGCATCAGTGACGCCTCATTCGAGCCCGCGTCGACAGCGAGCACGAAATCCAGGGGCCGGTGCACCGTCAGCTGGTAGACCGCGTCGTTGTCGTAGACGATCCCGACGAACAGGGTCGCCACGCGCCCCTCGCGGGACTCCCCGGCCTGCCGTTCCAGCTCCATACAGGAAGGCTACCGATGCCAACCGGATACACGCCCAGCCCGTCCAGCATCCTGCCCGAGCAGATCGTCGGCGCACCGATCAAACTGCCCTGCGTCATGATGTGCCACGCGGGTGAGGTCTGGTGCGGGTGGAAGCGGACCGCTAACACGCGCACCCAGTTCGCGGAGTACGCCACCGAACGCCGCCGGCACGAAGACAAGTGCAACGGCGGCCTGATCGTCGTAGGGGAACACTGATGACCGCGCTCACCATCCCCGGCGACCTGGTCCTCACACTTCACCCCCGGCCAGAACGCGGCGAGACCATACATAGTCACGAAAATCCCCGCCCGGCAGGCCCTTGAGGTACCCACCACCCTCACGGGCATCTGGGACGGCCCCACCCCGGCACAGTTCCCCGAACCGCCGTTCATCCTGCTGGACATCGGCTGGCACCGCACCTTCGCCGGGTACGGCTTCGAGGACACCTGCCGCATGGCCGCGGAACTCGCCGCGCACCTCGCCGCAGCTGACGATGAGTGGCCGTCCACCGAAGCTCACGTCCGGGCGCTCCCCGTCGTGGACATCCGGTTCAGCTTCGTCATCGCACCAGCACGAGTCCCCGAGTGGGCCGGCCGGTACACCCTCAAAGCGCTCGCGGAGAAACTCGCCGGGCAACTGGACGCCACCACGCCGGACGTCGCGGAGAAAATCCGTGCGCTCGCAGTGGACGACGATGGGTGCGACTGCGGGTGCGACTGCTGTGGTTAATTGCCAAGCACTCCGGGAGGGCACTAAACTCGCGTGCTAGCAGGTTCCTTGGCTGAACAATCAGCCGAGGGCCTTTTTCGTCTGACACGGACTCCCGTGAACACGCTGGCTACGGCGCGTATCCGGTAGACTGTTCGACGTCAGCGGCCCCCACAGCGGCTCTCACCTCGCTGCAGGGGCCTTCGCTCAGTACCTGATCCAGACAGGACCAAGCGATCCATGAAGGCTAGCAAGCCCACCGCAGGCTTCAGTGCGGACACCGAGATCCTCACCCGTTCGGACGGGTGGCTCACGTTCGATCAACTCCGCTACTTGGATCAAGTAGCCACTAGGGATTCGGACGGGAAGTTCTGCTGGCAGAGTGTCCAGCGCGTTACGTGGGAGCCCTACTGCGGGGACATGGTGTGGTTCCATAGCCGCACCACCGATTGCGCTGGTGACTCCCGCGCATCCCATGCTCTACCTGGAACGCAAGCGCGACTGCCGGGGCGGCAAGCGCATCGAACTGCCCAAGGTTGAGTACGTCAGCCGCGCCGACACCTTCATTGGGGCACCGAAGTCTCTCGTCGCCACGAGCCGCTGGGAATCCACGGATACGAGGCGCGAGATCGCCCTGAGGTCAAAGCCGGTGCGCAGTGACGGGAAACGCAACGTCGGCAACGCCCCGCTCGACTTCGTGGCCAGCACCAGTGATTTCGCAGCCTTCATGGGCATGTACCTGTCGGAAGGAAGCCTCGGCGTCGGGTCGAGTCCCGGTAACTATCCGATCAGCATCTGGCAGACCCAGCAAGGCAAAGGGATCGACATCTACCGGGAGCGGCTGGAGGCCATGCTCGGCCGCAAGGTGGCGTGGTACCACACCAAGGGTGTCTTCAGGTTCTTCAACAAGGCATTGTACGAGTACCTGAAGACGCTCGGCGGCTACGCGTGGACGAAGCGCATCCCGGCTGAGGTGCTGGAACTCGGCACCGAGGATCTGGAAACCTTCTGGCATTACTACTGGCTAGGCGACGGCTCCATGATGAGTTCCGAGGGCCGACGGGACATTGAAGTCCAGCAGACCACCAGTAAGGCCATAGCGGATAGCTTCCAGGAGATCCTGCAGAAGCTCGGTGGCTGGAGCAAGGTACACACGGTCAGCAGGGCAGAACGTCACGGAAGTGTCTGTGGCGTGCCCGTGAAGGCTCGGCACACTCTCTATCGCGTCGTGCGCCGCGCTGGGACTGTGGCGTTCCCCACCCACGTTGAGCGCGTTCCGTATCGGGGCCTGATCGGCTGCGCGAGCGTCCCCGCCGGTTCGGTGTACGTCCGCAGGAACGATCATCCCGTGTGGGCAGGTAGCGCCTAGCATCTAACGTCGCCCGGCCGCGTCCCAGCAGGAAGCAGGGGGGCGGCGTGGCGGCAGACGCTCGGCAGATCCTGAGGGCACTCAAGGCCACCGCTCCGCCTCCGAGCATGGGCGGGTACGGGAATCATCCAGCTCCGTATATCGGGCCGGGCCCAAGCCCGCTGGTTCAGTCATACAACGAGAGCTTCGGCGCGCACCAGTACGGGACGAACGGTGCCCTGCCGCGGGACTGGCGTACGTTCCTGAGCGGCATGTTCGGCCCACTGGCCCCGATCCAGCCGGTACCGATCGACGTACCTGCGCCTGGTGCTGAGCGGCCGGAGCCGAGGCGCTTCCAGTATCCGGTGAGCTACAATATGCCCGGATATATGCCAGGTCAGCCTGGTTTGGGTCGTCTGGCCGACTTTGAGACGCTTCGTAAACTTGCGGATTTGTACTCCATTGCCCGGTCCGCGATCGAGCTGCGGAAGTCTGAACTCCGCGGGATCGGCTGGGACGTAGCACCGACGGCCCAGGCCGCCAAGGCGATGCGTGGTGACCACAAGGCGGCCCGCGACTTCCAGGAGCGCCGCGCCAAGGTCGTCAAGTTCTTCCGCCGGCCTGACCCGAATTACGCGGACTTCACCTCGTGGTTCAACGCCATCCTGGAAGAGTTTTTCGTCACCGACGCACTCTCGTTGTACTTTCACCCTTCCCGGGTAAATGGCAAGGGCCTTCTCGGGTCCAATCTAGCGGCCCTTGATCTAATCGACGGCGCGCAAGTGAAGCCATTGTTGAACGTCCGCGGAGGAATGCCAGCTCCCCCCAACCCGGCCTTTCAAATTTTCGACTACAGCGTCCCGCGCGTCGAACTTATGACCCTTCTCGCTGACGCGGATGAGGATGGGCTCCTAGGCCAGTACGGAAACGACCAGCTGTTCTACCTGCCGTTCACGCGGCGCGTATGGACGCCATTCGGTCACAGTTTTCTAGAGCGGGCACTTGTGCCCATCATGGCTGGAATCAACAAACAGCAGTATCAATTGGACTTTTTCGCTGAAGGTACGGTTCCGGCCGTATATGTGAGCCCTGGGGACACAGCGATGACCCCGTCCCAGCTGCGGGAACTCCAGGACGCCCTGAACGCGATTGCCGGGGATATCGCATGGAAGCACAAGATCATCGTGCTGCCCGGCGGCAGTAAGATCGACCCGCAGAAGGGTACGACACTCGCCGACGAGTTCGACACGCTCGTGCAAATCCAGACGGCAATGGGCTTTGATATACAGCCATTCGAGCTTGGAATTTTGCCCCAGTTGTCCGCCGCTGCTTCTGCATCGTCTGGTGCGGCCCGGCAGGCCGTTACCGCCCACGTTGAGCTTCGCCAGCGCAAGTCCACCATCCCGATTCTCCTGTTCCTGAAGCTTGCCATTTTCGACAAGGTCATTCAGGACATCTGCGGAATGTCGGACATGGAGCTTTCCTGGGAGGGATTGCAAGAAGAAGGAACTGAAGACGAGGTCGGCCAGATCGTTGCGGAGATTGGTGCGGGCCTGCTCTCAATTGACGAGGGACGCCAAATGCTGGGGCTGGAACCGTGGGGTCTTCCGATCACTTCGGACCCTGGGTGGAGCACTTCGTGGGCGGGCTTCGTGCCGCTAACCGGCGTTTCGGGCGCTACGTCCATGCCTCAGGGCGGCGCACCAGCGCCAGGTAGTTCGCCCGGTGCGGCGGTCCCGCAAGCTGCGGACTTCACCGGTCCGTCGACTGCATCCAGGCCCGGCGGCCCGTCCGTTCCAGCGAAGCCCCGCAACCAGATGTCCCGCTCTCAGCGCCAAGGCCAGGCGCGCGGCGTGACGGCTACCCAGAATCGCACCGGAGCTGTCGGTACACCCGCCCACTCTGGCGCCCGGGCGGTCTCGGGGCCAGTGGCACCCTTGCGGACTGCGGCCCAGCGGACGGGCCAGCCGACCTCCGCGTCCCAGACGCCGCCCCGGGCCACCAAAGTCATTCAGGGCATGCTGCTCGCGGAGGACGAGGACGAGCTGAACGCCCTGGCCGCTGGTGCCGCGGACCTGACGCAGCCGACGGGGTATAAGGGGCTGGATGCCGCGAAGGCGGCCCGTGAACTGGGGCTGCTGCGCTCTCACCTGCGCCGGGGGGGGCAGATAACGGCGTGGCAGCCCCGCCATGTCCCTGTCCG